CCCCCCGCCCCTTTCGGGATGTCGTCGCCATTAGTACTTATGGTGATGACGTAAAGGGATCAGTTCGTGAGGGATATGATTGGTTTAATCATATTTCTTTCTCAAAGTTTTTAGATGAGAGAGATATGGTATTTACCATGCCCGACAAAGAGTCAGAACCTACTGAGTATATGTCTGATAAAGATGCTGATTTTCTAAAGCGTCATAATATTTATAATCCTGAAACTAAAATGTTTCATGGAGCTTTAGATGAGGCTTCTATTTTTAAGTCATTACATAGTGTTCTGAAGTCTAAGGTAGTATCTACCACGGACCAGAGTATCTCTAACATTGATGGTGCATTACGTGAGTGGTGGCAGCATGGACGTGAACTCTATGAATTACGCCGCTCCCAAATGCAAGAAGTAGCTGAAAAGCATGATATTTCACATCTTTGTTCTATGTTAGGTGTAACCTATGATGATGGTTTACACAATTTTCGTATGAAATATATTGACAAAGATAAAACTGCTTTCACTACTACTGAAGAAGATACTCCCGAATATGTTGATCAAACATAAACATATTCCTGTCCTTGGATGACATTTAAACTCATCAGACCCCGGAGCTATTCGTGGTATAAGTTTAAAATAGCCGTATGTATTTGATTACTGCAACAATTGGGTTTTGCACATTTTTAATCCAATGTTGGACAGCTTTGCATACGTAGGCATCCTTCCCTAAGGATACCCGTATTTACGGGGGCCCCGCCAGCCAACAAAATGTTGCTGCCCCTAGTGTACTGAGCAGTCCACTTCGAGGTATTAATTAAATAGCTCACTGATAATAATACATATAATAACAGTGGAGAAGGGTCTAGTGCGGACGGACCTGGGTACACTATAAACAAATTAGATCACATGTCCGCACACCAAAATGTGCACTTTGCTGACGGAGACGAAGCATGGTGCTATGAGGTTGACAATGACAGAGATATGACATATAAATTAGCTGGTTTTTCTGATGCTAATTTAGCCCAATTCTTATCTAGACCAATCAAAACGAGATCATATCAATGGACTCCTAGTTCTACATTGTTTGAGTCTTTCAATCCGTGGGA